CTTGCCATGTTTGTTGCCATGAAAGACAAGTGCGCTTGAATATGTGATCTATGATCTTGCCCTGGAAACGCTTGGAACGGTCGCCCTGCAAGAGCATTAATATGCTCTAATGCAGGGTCCATTGGTTGTGGGGGTTGTGGTCGAATTAATATTTGATCAACGTCTTTTACACCGATTGCTTCATACATGTTTCGGTACGCTTGATATAAATTATGTATCTGTGGATTGGACATTGCCAATTGCAATTCCGTCTGCGCAAGGGAGATACGCTGTGTCTGAGAGAATATATTTGGATCTGCAACTGGCAATATATCTACTCTGTCATCAAAATCAGACTGTTTGATGAGACGTTGTCCTCCGACAACATCATAGGGGTATTCTTGGGGTAGATAAAGCTTAAAAACTCTTGATAATAATTTAAATTCTTTTTTGAGTGCTGCGTAAATTCTTTTGTGAATTGCAGACATCGTTCTGCTCCCTCTTTCTAAAAGCGCAACTGTCGTTCCCACTGCAGCGCCTTGATTCCCATCACCTATCTGCAAGTCCGCTATAGATGCAAAGCGTTGACCTGCTTGTACAACGACACCCAATAAATTTAAAAGAGTTTGAGATGGCTCTTTAAATGGTAGAGTCATAAACGCATCTCTAATATTTCCACCTGGAGCATCTACATCTCTAAACTCTCCTGGTTGAATAGACTGTGCGTCATCTCGAATTCGGATACCTCTTTGTTTAAAACCTGCTGGTAAGTTTGATAATGTTCCAGCATCTAAGAGTTGTCGTAAAGCAGCTGTGGCTGTTCTAGATAATCCACCGATCATGTGAATTAAACCAAAACCATAAAAGCCAAGGCCGGGTAAAAATTTAAAATGCACAAAGTAGGAAATTTTTTTCTTTAATGGATCTCCTGCTTCATAGTTTCTTCGAATAGATAAAACTCTTCTTGATCCTTCATCCATGGTTACAATATATGGAATCTTAATACCTGTTGGTTCACCGTTTGTGTCAACGTCTTCAAAACCTTCTAAATCTAAATTAACATGACACTCAAGTAATGTGAAAACATCTTCGTCTCTTCCTGATTTTGAAGTGCCTTCTAATTCGAGTTCTTTTTTCTCTAAATCTGTTAAATTATTTTGACCAGGCTTAATATCAATGTCTCTGTAAAAACCAGCCACTTGTTGTTTTCTTAATTCGTTTTCAGAAATTTTTACTTTGTGAATAATTGCTTCGGCATCATCTAAACTGGTTGCAGTATACGGTACAATAAGTTCTTCTGCTGGAACAAACTTAGATACCGCTCTTTGCATCATGTCATCGTAATAAACTTTTTTAAATGCAGAACCTGCAAGAGGTAAATAAAATAACATCTGGTCAAAGTCAGGTTCATACTCCATCATCTGATCCATGATTTGATAATTCATGAAATCTTTCACACGATTAGCCTGTTGTGTTTTTTCTGGAGTTTGTAATCCTACCACTTGCGTTCGAACAGGTCCGTTTGCAGGGAGTAATTCTTTGTACGCTAAAGCTTGGAACTGTGTCGCCGCTTCTGCTAAAACAGGGTGGGTTGCACCTGACGCACCTGAAAATGGTTCAGTACGATTGTTGTACTTGAACCCTAACAAGTCGAGTCCTTCTGTGTAAGTTCTTTCCCAGTCTTTTCTAGAATTTTTGTAATCTAAATAATTTTCAAATAAACGTGAGCCTAACATTTCAAGTTGTTGCTCTTCAACAAAGTCTGCTAGGTTTGCATTAAAATCTGTTGCTTGTCCTTGTGCGACTGCATTCGGATCAAAATTAATTTCTACGCCACCATCTTCAAGTTCAGTTACTTCCGTGTCTGCTTGTTCACGAAGTTGCTCTTCCATCTCAACCGCTAAGTCTTCTGTTGTCTCTTCAGGTTGTTCGCTTATGTTTGGTAACGTTTTGTCTACGGCCATATTTTCTCTCCAGTTTTACTGTTTTAACAGTATTATAGTTATATTCAACCCCCTGCGGTTGTGGTCCTGATTTCGGAGGTATCGTTGTGGTTAATCGTTTAATCATAAAAATCATCTGGCTCTGGTTCCGGTGGATCATAGTCTCCATATCGGTTTACGATGTCCTCACCAGGATTTTTTTCAATAAATTCTTTTCCGTCTTGTTTTTTCTTTTGAGCAATCTCATCTGTTTTACCTGTTGCAAATTTTTCAACAGAGTGCCAATCACTGGCTGCATCATCTAAATCATTAGTTATATATTCTCCTGGCTCTATATCATAATCACCATCAGGGCTAACTTGTCTGCCTTCTGCTCTCGTTTCAATAATGTTAAATTCACCAAATTCATTAATAGGTGTTCCATCATCTGCGATACCTGTTACTTTATTTGGAGTCATGGTAAACTCTACAGGAAAATCATTAACTCCAGCCCCTGTGTCTACTGAAACAATAATTTCTCCAGTATCTGGTGTTTCTGTTAAAGTGTATGTTCCATCTGGAGTTTTTAATTCTTTTACTGTTTGTCGTTCAATCGTTGCTGCTTTATCTGAAATATCAATTCCTTCTTTTGTAAGTTTTTCTACAAGTGGTGCAAACCAATCAGGTGTGCCTTGAGGTGCATCTTTTAAAACTTTTTTTGCTGCAGGGGTTTTTAATTGTTTTACACCGCCTCGTATCCCGCCAATAATCGCAGCAATACCTGCGGCTAGTTTTAAAAAACTTCTTCTTCCTATTTTACCAAACCCACCTCTTTTAAATCCAAGACGTTCAAGTTCGTTCATACGTCTATTAAATCTTTGTTCTTCATCTTTAAAATAATCTATCACAGACTGACCTGTTTCTTTTAAAAATTTTCTAGGTCTTTGTTCTTCGGATTGTTTTTCATAACGCTCTTTTAATTTATCTTCTGCTTGTTTAAATTTTTGTTCGAGTGGACTTCCTTCTTTTAATTGATCTAATTCTTTGTCTAGGATCTGAGCATTTTCGATAACTCTTTTTTCAAAAGGACTTTTTTCTCCTGGTGAAAATATTTCTGCGTATCCAGATTTTACTCCTGGTGCTCCAAAATATTCTACAAAACCTGCGTCTGCTATAAATTGTTTTTTTCTGTTCACAAGATCTGCGTATTTTACTACATCAGGATCAAAGCCAGATTCTTCTACAACTTTTTCTAATCTTGTTTTTCCAGCACCTGCTAAACCAAAAATAGTGTTGCTTAATATTTCATCAAAATCTACGCCTCTTGAGTAAGCAGGTATGGCAAAGGCTGCTTCAAAACCAACCTCAGCAATTAAACCACCAAGCACACCTCCTATAAATTTAGCAGCTGGTGTTCCAAATTTTTTCATCTTTGCTATTTCATCTTTAAACAACCCTTCTGCATCAAAAGGATTCATAGATAATTTATTGTTTAGTCGATTTAATATTTCTCTAGTCTCTGGGTCTACGTCTAGATCTTTAAATAATTTTTTTTGTATTTTTTCATCTTTTACAAACTCTTGTGCGGTGACCGCACCTTTTGGCATTTGTATAGTATACCCTGCTCGTTTTGATGCACTCACAATATCTAGTCCTTGTTTTTTTAACTCAGCTAATCTTTTTGGTGAATAATATTTTGAAACATCTTCTGCTTTTCTAATTCTTGGTAACTGAACATTGTAGCGATCTTCAAAATTTGTTGCTAGTTTATTAATCTTTTTAGAAATTGTATTAAAATTTTTAGGATTATTTTTTAAATTTTCTCTTGCTCTAGAAAATGCAGATTGAAAAGATGCCATTTCTTCTTGGTTTAACTTACTCTCCATCACATCAATAAATTGTGAAAACTCTGCTGCGTCGCTTTTTGCAGAACCTACCACTCCAGCAATTTCATTAATATCAAAACCTTTAATTTTATTTTTAGCAAGAACGTCTCTTGCTTTTGTTTTTAATTGAGCAAATGTTCCTCTTTCATTTCCAAGTTTATCATCAATGAGTTCTAAAGAAATATTATAAAGGTTAGAGTGATATGGATTACCAAATTGAAATTTGTCCATTGCAGTAAATAGTTTTTGTGAAGCAGTGCTATTTCTTCTTACTTCATTTAATTCATCAAAACCAAAATCTTGTCCCCCATAGTGTTGTGCTAATCTTACCGTTGCAGTTGCTGCTGCATAAGGTTTGATACCAAGTTTGGTGATGATTTCATCAGGAACAATTTGTCCTTTTCGAATGTAATTCATCGCTTCTTTATCATTATGAAGTTTAAGCATATTTTCAACAGTCTTAGGTTGGATTTTTCTTTGACTTGCAAAGTCTTTATCAATGATATTCCTAAGTCCTCCATTAAAAAATTCTTCTTTAGAAAGATCAAACTTATTTCTAATATCTGCTGTTGTTACTCCAGGTTTATTTGCATATTTTAAAAATGCTTTTTTCTTTTTTGGATCATCAAGAATAACTCGTGACTTGTAAAATTTATCTGATTTATATTTTAATTTTTCTATAAATTTATTTGCTGCTTCTTCAGTTTTAAAAACCTTAGTTCCTTTTTTCTTTGCAACTGGATCCCATACATCTTTAATAGTCCATTTTCCTTTATTAGGTCCTGATGTTGCTAAACCTGCTTCATAAAAACCTTCTCGCTCCACGACGCCCCCTGCTTGCATCTCGCTGCGCGCTGCTTGCATCTTAGGGTCTTGGTACACAACAAAGTCACGCGTGAGATATTTCTTAGGTCTCATCGCCTTTCTAAAATCACTAATTTTCATATTACAATCCTAACAGATAGTTTAGGCCGCCTTCAGCATTTTTCTTTCTGTCAACCGGTAGTCCTGATTTTTCTCCTTCAACACCAGGGTATTTTTTTCTAGATTCATAAACCTTGCCGCTCGCTTCTCGAATCTGTTTTTCAAAGTTTTCTAAGTCCTTCATCGTTTTAATTGGAACGCCAGCTTTTTTTGCTTGATCCATTAGATCAACAAGATCTGCTGCTCGGTCAGCTCCCATCTTTTTACTTTTTACAAGTTTGTTAATCAATCTCATAATTCCACCTGCTGCCATACCCACACGGCCACCTTCTTTAAATTCATAATCAATATCTTCTAGTGTAGAAATAACAGAATTAGGTGTACCAAAGTCTTCACCTGGCTCATCGAGGTAATCAACATACTCGATGTTTTTC